TAGCGGTATTAATTGAAAAGCCATTACCCCATTACTCCTGTGCCAGCAAACATATTAGGTCTATTTGCAACTGCTACTTTACCCACTTGACCAATAGTTTGTGCATACGGATTAGCTCCGGGAGCCGAGGTTGCTGTTACTTGACTCGATGCAGTTGGTAATGCAGTCATAATACCTTTTTGGAATTCAATACGTTGATAAGGCTCATAAGCTCTGGCTATATCAGTTTGTCTTTGACGATCTAAAGCTGCTTGTGCGATACCTCTTTGTTGCCCACCTACAGCCATTTGTTGTTGTATATCTTGAGCTTGCATCGCTTGTTGTTGTGCACCTAAACCAGCAAATTGTTGCCCAATACCTTGTTCAGCACCTGTTTGAAATTGTCTATCTGCCATAGCAGCAGTCAAAGCATTACCGTAAATACCTGCTTGAAGCTGTCCTATTTGACCTAATCGAGCCCTTTCAAGCTCTGCTGAGGCTACCCCCTCTCTACCACCACCAAACGCGCCAGATCTTACTGCATTTGCACTCAAGGCATCTTGACCCATGGCTGCTTGCCTATTAATTTCGTCAATAGCAAATTGACTGTATGGGTTTAAAAAAGCATTTACGTCTAGAGGTGCACGTGCTGCTGTCTGTGCAGCTTGTGTAGCTGCTATACCTTGATCTACAGCAGCTGTTCCTACGCCTTGTTCTCCTGCTAAAGCAAAAGCACCTTGTTCTAAAGCTGTGGGTGCTGCCACTTCATAAGCTGGTATGTTGATTGGCTGAGAAGTTAAATTAGCTGCAGTGTCAAATAGAGCTAGTTTTCTAGCCTCTATCTCAGGGGCTTCACGAGCAAAAGTAGTAGTTGTGTCTGGTGTAGTGGTTCCTCCCCCACCTCCTCCAAAGTATTGTGTTAAGCCAGTTTCTTCATTAACTGTGCCACAACCACCGTGTTCAATAAGAAGTTTTCTTTCGTATTCGTTTACATGAGCTAAATGTACATCTTCTGGATGTCCGTGAGCCGTGATTTCTTTATAAAGCTGTTTAAACAACTTTATCTTTTCTTGCATATTTAATTGTTTTGTATCAATACTCATAATTCTTTCTCTATTTGTACATGTGTCTTTACATACCCTTTGTGTTTTAAAACTCTTTCCCATCCAGGTCGTGCAAATACTTCCATTTTTTTACAACCTTTTTGTTTTGCCCATGCAGCAATATCATCAATATGATGAAACCACCTTTTATACATAATGCCTGTGGTTATTTTAATATCACAGACTTTAAGTTTTGGGTAGTTTCGTAGTTCTGTTACAACTGAGGCGTATACTTTATCGTTGTCTCCAACTATCAACCAAAGTTGATATGTGCCTTTTTTGCATGCTGCTAATATATCTTTAGCATCAAATCCCCCGTTTGTGTCACATGCTAGCTGTATCATTTCTACTGCTAGGGGCCATACTCTTTCTACATCATTTTGATTAAATTTTACAATTTTAGTTTGCATTAACTAAGTCGTAAATCCTCTTCATTGAATCTTGTTGGTTGTAAAAAAATTTAGCACCTTTACTACGCATATCTTTAAAATCTTCAGGATTTGCACCTGCCATGATGCCTGCTCCAAGAACAGCATCTGCACGAGAAACAAACTCACCATCAGCGAGTTGTGCTAACATAGTGTCTGTATCTTTATCACCTGTGCCAGAACCATCTTCAACATAACCTTGAGCTCTAACATAGTTGTTAACATCTTTTTCATCATGTTCCATTTTACTAGGTAAATAATTTACACCACCCTCGTTAAAAGCTGCTATACCCCCTTCTGCTCGGTAAAGAACATTAGTTGGAGTGTAATCATATATGTCTGTCATGGGCTCATCTTCTACTGGAGCTCTGTCTGTAAGACCTTTTAATTTTTCTAAATTTTCTTGATACATTTCAGCACTAGGTCCCATAGGGCGATTTAAGTTAGGAGTTACTTGTGGTGGTAAATTTTGTGGAATTAAAGAAGATCCTATGCCATAACCTATCAAAGCCTTATTGTCCTGTAACATACTACCAAATTTACTAGTGTCTCCTAACATGTTACTTACAAAACCAGTGTTTCCTGTTAAACCCGTGCCAATAGTATCAGGTGAAAATTTAGGAGCACTTGTTCCTGCTGCGCTTTTCAAAACTGCATCTGCTCCAAAGCCTGTTGGAGTTGAAGTAACAACACCTGCCCCAGGCGCACCTGCAGCTATGGTGTCCGCTAAAGGAGCACTTGTTCCTGCCCTACTTAAATATTCACCGAGTTTGCCAGTGGCTGTAGCTCCAGCACCACCAAGTAATCCTGCTTTAATAGAATCTCTAGTGGACGCTCCTAATAATTTTGAAGTAAGAAAACTAGACAGACCTGCACTTATGGCAGCACCGAATGTGCCTGCTCCTGCAGATGTCAGTATTGCATTTATACCGAGCGATATTGGATCAATCATTTAATCTCCTATAAGCTTATAAAGACTAGTTTACCCTTATTCTTCAGTGCTATCAATACTACTAGGTTCCATTTCATCCCACAAACGGCCTGTATATTGAAATTCACCGACATGAGTTATATAGTCCATTATATAGCAATAGCATTTGCCGTTTAATTTACGCCAAAGTCGACAAAAAGCAAAATCTTCACCCAAAAAATGTTCAGTTTCTTTGTCGTGATAAGTGTCAAAAAGGTTATATAGATGAGGTTTTTTTTGTAATTTACCATCAACAATTGTTTCTTGCGTGATCCGTGTGTCAGGGTACGCCTCTATCATCTGCTCGAAGACATTGCGTTTAATCAACATACAGCCAGTTGGTGCGTGAGTCACTTCAATTACACCATCACCCTCAATCTTAATATCTTCTTGGTCCTCCAATCGCAAAGGGTAGGTATTACAATTAACATGAGCTTGTTTGGCTGTTGTGACATCACCTGCTTGAATCTTGGCAATCAGTCGGTCAAACTTAATGTGTTTGAGTGGATAAGGTACAGAAATGACATCCTTGTCAGCCTCAAGCATTTTCCATATGCTATCAATGGTAAAAGCTATATCACTATCAACAAACAACAAATGTGACATACCACTTTCTAAAAAACCTGCCACACACAGGTTGCGACCTTGAGTGACTAGTGACGATTTCATCATATGAACCGAAATGTTAATGCTTCTAGCTAAACACTCTTTTTGAAATTCTAATACACTTTGAGCATAATGTATAGATACTTCACTATGCACAGGTGTTGCTAAATATATTGATATATTATTTTTTTGCACCTTTAGCACCAATTAAAAAATTTGTCCATTGTATTTTTCTTTTTTGCCAATCGTAAAAGTATTTCATATAAGCTTGTTGTAAATTTAAATGATTTTGAATGTGCTCTTCATGTAGTTGGCACATTGACTGTTTAATCGCATGAGCGAACTGACGAGCTAGTTTTTTGTAATCTTTGGTGTAATTAATATAAACTGGAAAATCAGCACAAGTCTCAAACAAGGCTCCATGTGGTAATGGTAAATAGTCCTGCTGACATACACTCAATGGCAGAAACACATGAAGTTTCTTCCCAAATACAAGGGTAAGCAAACATGTGATAATTAGTAATTTTACTTAAAATAAACTCATTGGGGCGATTACCTAGGTAATTTACATTAGGTAATGATTTAGCTTGTTCATACAAAGCTTTCCAATCGTCATCGTTATTTTTTGCAAACTCACTACCATACAAGTCACAGCTACTATAAACGTCAAGTTCTACATTCTCACCTTGTAAGAGATCCATGGCTCCTAGTAAAACATTAAGACCTCGCCAAGGTGTGGGTTGAAAGATTAATCTTAATCTAGTTCCTTTTTTAAAAGGCTGACGTTCTGGAAAGTGTGTAATGGCATTTTTAATGACATGACATTTTTCAAGCGGTAATCCAAACATCATACGATACTTTTCCGCACTCCAATGGGAGTTGAATATATACCAATCATATTGGTCATGATTTTTTTTATTACTAAACCAAGGTTGTATATTAGGTTGATTGTAATTATTTTTTTCCCACAATATATTGACCTTATTTGGGTCAATCGGTACTTTGCCTGGTATAGATGTGCAAATTTGAAAGTGATTTAATAGCTCACTGTCGACATGTTTTTGCAGAAACTCTACTTGTAATTCGGTGCCACCTTTTGGCTTACTCATTCGTCTCCCCAAAGAGATCAAGTTTAGGAACAATAATAGTTACATCACGTTGAATATCTTCTTCTTTGGTAGAAGTGCCAGCATCTGCTACGTCTGCTTGAGCTTCTTCTTCAGAAGCATACTCTAAGCCTGACTTTTTATTAGTAATCTTGGTTTGTGATTCGCAATCAATAGTAATCGTCATGGTCGTATTCTAACCATTTTCTTGTGATCTGTCTAATTGAGCATAAGAGATAACACCTGATATCTTAGCTGCTGTTTCTGCAGTCATTTTAAGAATATCCCCCTCTTCTAATACAAGCGTGTTCGTTATAATATCAGCAGTGCTAAGGGCAGCAATGTCTTGGTTGCCAAAGGTGTGTGTGGCTGACGCAGAGGTATCGGTCAACTTTGTAGTCAAAGTGACTGCACTACTATGTATGTTGACGGCTTGTATTTGTTTAATTAACAATCTTGCATCACTGGGTGCAGTTAATACAGAAGTTTCATCGGTATTAGCTAAAGTAAACCCTTGATTTTTGTATTGTATTGTCATGAGATAAACCAGTTAAAAGTGTCTTGTTCGTTTTTAAAATCTGTTTGAAACGAAAAATTAAGTTGATTCTTTAAAGTATTTAAAGCTTCTAATATTTGTCTCTGATTAGATTGATCGTAATCAGCTTTAGGTTCTGGAATAGTAACAATTATTTTAGCCATTATCTTCTCCCGTCTGGTTGCACGTCTGCTCTAAAAGAACCAAATCGCCAGTTCTCATCAGTTGCCGTATTTTGTATTTTTAATGAAGCAAAACGACCTCTTGCTCTAGTGTCTATCTTTTTAGTTGACGAGGTTACGGTAAACGGCCCTAGTGATGAACTAGCTTCTGTTTCAGCAGGAAAATCTTTAAGCTGTATAGTAACTGTCGCATTACCACTTAGTATCTTAAAGTCTGGTAAGAAACGTCTAATTTTAATAAAGCTTTCTCCCTGAGCACCTTCAGAGTCCAAAGTAAAATCGCCGGACTCAATAAAAGCATCGATGCTTGCAGTAGCATTACCGTTTTGATCTGATTGATTGACCCCTTTTTCATGTTCATACAAAGTAGTAGCACCTAATGCTGAAGTGGCCCCTTGTATGGTTGGAAAAGTAGGAGTGCCAGCAGTAGCAAATTCTGATGCTATTGGACTGTCAAATAAATATTGGTCAATGTAAGTGGTTCTTGCTAATGAACTGGTAGTCCATGCACCTTCTCGATAATTTAAAGTCACGCATCGATCAATACTGTTAGAACCTGCCTTAGCATAAAACCAGTTTATCTCAGTAAATAAAGAATTGTAATTAGCGTAAACTAATTCACCAGCATCATAATTTAAACCTAAATCATCATTATCTACATTAGTAAATACAAAATCTTCTACTGAACAAGGTAATCGTTTGACCGTGCCATCATAAACAAAGAAACCACCAGACTCACCCATCCAATAGACCGCACCGTCTACATAGACTGCTGCATGTTGTCCAATCAAACCACAGTTAGATCCGACTTGTTGAATGTTAAAAGTAAAAGGTGGTCCGACAAACTGCATCGTATAAGCAGAAGTATCTGTTAATATAAAAATATAATCTTTTGCTCGTAAAGCTCCAACAATAGCATTACCAGAGTCTAATCTAAATGTGCCAGCTGTGTTAGTAGAGACAGGTGTATAATCAGTTCTGTCCTCTTGATCACTAAAACGAATAAACATCTTGTCTTGTGTGCTTGCTGTGCCTACAGTAGTTTCTGTGCCTAAATGTATTAAATGTCTATCTCGACCTGATACTAATGACATAACACTTTTGGTTGGATTTGTAGTAGATACAGTAGCTCGTGTGCCTGTGCCACTGGTTGGATTCCATTCAAAAGTTTTACCGTCTTTAAGGGTTGCTACTAGAATTGTACCAAAATTATCTAGAGCCCAATTAGCTGGTGCAATTGTCACATCAGTAGTTGCTGCTGCAT